AATTCGATGGCGAGGACAAGAATGCTCCCGAGTGGACAAACTTCTGGAAGCAGCAGTTTCATGGACTGGGACTGACGAAGACCCAAGCCAAGCAGTTGAGCGCGACCTTCAATGGTCAGATGCAGAAGATGGTCGAAGCGCACAACAATTCTCTGAAGGCAGAGATGACGGCTGCGGAAACGAAGTTACGAAGCGAGATGGGCGACAAGTACGATACCAACGTGGAACTGGCGAAACGAATGGCAACCAAGCATCTCGGCACCGAGTTTGACAAGACGTTCGACAACATCCCGGCAGACGCAAGGTTCGGGGTGGTGCGGCTTCTTCTTAAGGTCGCTGCCTTAACCGGAGAGGACCGTTCTCCGCAGAGTGCCAACGGCAATGGTCAGGGTGGAGGGCAGCCGGCCTTCATCACCTATGACAAGAGTCCAGCGCCTCCGCAGAAACGAGTCTGATCTAGGAGATCGACATGGCAACAGACGTATCCGTACTTGGATATAACACTCTGACCGACATCCTCGCCAATTACTCGTCGGCAGATGCAGGGGCAAGATTCGTTTTGCCCAAGCGCGTCCTCGACCGCATGACACCGCTGGTCCGGATGCTTCCGCTCAAATCGAGCAATAACGTCCTCTCGAACATCGCCACGCGCACCGACTCCCTGCCAGTAGCGAGCACGCGCCGGTTCAATGAGGGCATCAAGGCGACAGTTGCAAAAAACGCTCCCATCAATGATCCCATCGCACTGTTCGAGGATTACTCGGAAGTGGACAAGGATCTCTGGGAACTGCAAAACGATCCGAATGCGTGGCGTGCCGACCAGGACATGAACCACATCGAAGGTCTCTTTCAGTTGATGGAGTCCACGTTGCTCTATGGCAACATCGGTGTCAGTCCGGGTGCTTTTAACGGTCTCGCCACCCGCTTCAATAACCTGACCTCGGTTCCCAACGGCGATGCTTCGTGGCACGCTAACGTGTGGGATGGCGGTTGTGCGGTGGCTTCTTCGGTCACGAGCGCGTGGATGATCGAGTTCGGCGACGACTCGGTGTACGGGATCTATCCTCCCAACACCCCTGCCGGCCTCAGTGTCCGCGACCTTGGCGAAGTAACCAAGGAGCTTGCCTCTGGAACGTCGGCAACTGGCGCGAACTATCTGTACCAGGTTCTCCGCACCATGCTTCGCTGGTATCTCGGCATCCAGATTGCGGACGAACGTTGTGTGCAGCGCATCGCCAATATCAATCCTGTGGCCCTGGCCGGTAACAACTTCGATGAGAACATCTTCATCGAGGCAAAGAACTGGCTTCCCCGTGCAGGGGAAGCTCCGGGAACCGTGATCCTCGTGAACCGCGCACTGAAGACCCAGATCGACATTCGTGCGGTTACGCAGAAGATCAACACCTATTTCACGCCTCCGTCCAACGGGACGATGGACGTGTTCGGGAAGGCCGTCACCCGCTTCCAGAACATTCCTATCTACGTCGCGGAGAAAATCCTGTCCACGGAATCCGTGGTAACGGCATAAGGAGGGAAACCATGCCACTACAAGACGCAATGATGGCTTTGCACGGGTCGCCTTCTTCGCCGTCGAATATCTTCACCGCGACCAATACCACCGACGTAGCCGATTACGTCATCGACTTTGGAGCGCCGGCAACCGGGGCTTCGACTCCATACCTCACCCAGTTCCCCTCCATCACGGAGAAGGGTTACACCTTCCCTCCGGAAGTAGTTGGGGAGGGTGGGGTGGTGATGGGAGTCCATCTCGTCATCACCACGGCCTGCACAGCGGGCACGGGGATGACGGCAGGAACGGTTGTTGTGACCACGGGCGCAACCGACGCACTGGGAACTTCGATTGCATCCCGGACTCTCACCCTCGCGCAGTTGGCGGTGGTGGGGGCACATTACTTCATCCCGGTTGTGGGAGTAGCGGTTCTGGAGTTTCTGTCCTGCTACTTCCAGGCCGTAACGCAGGTCGCGGGAGCGGGCAAGGGTTATGCCTGGTTCGGTCCCAAGGTCGGCGGTGAGATGTAAACAAGGTTCGGCGGGGGAGCCGAATAAAACGGGCGGCGATGGAGGCGTCATCCTTTCCACCGAAGTCGCCGCCTGAAAGTAAATCATGGCCTATTCTGACGCTTCGATTGCCAATCTCGCACTCATTAGAATCGGTGCTAGGGGCAACATTGCCAGCCTCGATGAGAATAGTCCCAACGCGGTAAAGGTGAAGTCATGTTGGGATCATGTCTTTCAGACTGTGCTTTCCGAGCGGGACTGGCGTTTCGCTAAAACTCGGGTGGAACTTCAGTTAAGCAGTACTGCTCCTCTTTACGGCTACACGAACGCATGGACTCTTCCTGCTGACTTTCTCCGCTTTGTCCGTCCGCACGTTAGACCTCCTGATACGAACTGGTACGCTTGGCTGTGGGGGCCGGAGGGGTGGGGATATTACCACCGCGAAGACCCCCCTTTTTGGCCTACCGGTTGGCCGTATGTTTGCGAGACATTGCCTGCGGACGGGACCAAAGTAATCCTCACCGATTACGACGGGGTATCCTGCGGAGCGGCGAAGATCAATTACATCCGTCTCATCACCGACTACTCACAACTGGTTCCGGCCTTCGTGGAGTGCTTGGCCTTCCGTCTCGCGGCGGAACTGGCAATCGGCATCACGGAAGACAGAGCAAAGGCCGAAAGCATGACGCAGATGTATCGGGACACTCTGAACAGCGCGGAAGCAGTGAACGCCAGCCTCGATTTTTCGAAAGACGAAACGGGGTCAAGAACTTGGGAACTGGCTGGCCGCTGTCTACGCTGGTAGCCTATGCCAAAATACTGGACAGCAAAAACGTCTTTCAACTCTGGCGAAGTTTCGGAATTAATTAACTTCAGAGATGATTTGGCTAAATATGCGTCCTCGTGCCGTACCCTCGAGAATGCCGTTCCCCTCGTAGAAGGCGGAGCGAAGAAGATGCCGGGAACCTACTACGGTGGGTCGACGAACGGCAACAACAAGGCCCGCCTCGTACCCTTCCAGTTCAATACCTCGCAGGGATGCTTTCTTGAGTTGACAGATGGGATGATCCGAATCTGGCAGGACGATGCCCTGCTGACGAGCACTCCTGTCGCCGCCACCGACTACGATCCTGCTCACGCTTACTTGTCCAACGACGATGTTTTGATCGGGTTGTGGGCAGGATTTACGTGGCTTTCTGGCTCTCCGGGGGCAGGAGTGGTGACTGCCGTCACGATCAACAATCACGGGTCGGGTTATGTCACGGATGATGTCGTCACAATCACGGGGGGCGGTGGTTCTGGGGCATTAGTTCAGGTGTATGCCGGTGCCAAGTACGGCAACGTGACCAACGTTACTTTGCTGGCGGGAGGCTCGGGATACAGCAATACCACGGGGGCAACCACGGATGGAGGCAGCGGGGACGGACTGACACTCAACATCACCGTGTCGTCCGTTCCCGGTTCGCTGGGGAATATCTTCATCTGCGCTCCTTACGGGCAGGACAATGCCACCACGGTTCCCATTACCATGACCGTCAACGGTTCCGACGCTCTCTCAGTGACCAAGACAGGCTCGGTAGGTACGCAGGGAATCAATATCGCACTGGCAAACGCAACCGCTGCGAACAATGCCGCCAGTGCCATCCAAGCGGCAATTCGTGCACTGGTGTCTTTAAACTCCGTATCCTCCAATTACATCGACCTGTCCAAATGGACGGTGACTCCCGATGCGGCCTATTATGCGAGTCCGCTCATCGTCGCTCCATCCTCAGCGGGGCCGCTCTATCCCACCAAGGTTGACAAGGTTTTTGCCTGCCTCGGGGCGAATCAGTTCGATCAATTCCCGCCTATGTCCCCGACCTATTGGGCGCAGCAGTCATCCTCTCCGGGAGGGGTGATCGAGCTGGCTACTCCCTACCGGGAAGCCGACCTCTTTGCTCTCGACTGTAGTACCCAGAGCGCGGACGTGCTGTGGATTTTCCATACCAGCTATCCTCCCGCGTGTGTGGAAAGGCTGGCAGGAAACTTATGGCAGTACAGCACGTCCTTGCCTGGACAATCGGCAAGCGACCCTCCGTACCGTGGAACTGCTGACGTTGCCAAGACGGGATACTCGGGGCTGGCACAGTCCATCGTCGACGTTTCGCAAGCGAGTCCGTGTGTGGTCAAGGTCAGTGCTCTCGGGCAGTCGGTGTTCAACCCCGGAGACCGGATTTACATCAACCTGATCGCCGGCATGGTCGAACTCAATCAGGGAGAATTCATCGCCAGTGCGGTAGTCAATAACGGTGATGGTACACAGTCCCTAACCATTCAAGACCCGGTAACGGGAAATGGTGTGAACTCGACGGGGTTCATCAAGTACACGGGCGGCGGATTTGCGGTGAAGGTCATCCCAGTTTTCAATTCAGCGGGAAACTATCCTGCCTGCGGGACTCTCTATCAGGAACGGCTGGTAGTCGGGGGAGCAAGCAATACTCCTACCCAGATGAACGGCAGCGTGCAGGACGACTATCCCGACTTCATCTGCGATCCGAATTCTGACGATTACGCCATCCAGTTCACGCTGGTATCGAACAAGGTAGACCAGATCATCAACATGATCGGGACGCCAAACTCGCTCATCCTAGGAACCTCGGGTGGGGTCTGGATTATGACAGGGAGCGCGTCGGCCTCTCTCAGCCAGACCAACGTGGATGCGGCCAAGCAGACCAATATTGGCGTTTCTTCCATCCAGCCCCAGTTAGTGAACGATTCTGCCATCTTCGTTTCCCGCTCGGCTCGCATTGTGATGTTCATGGTCTTCAACTTCGTTTCAAACCAGTGGGAGAATTACGACCTCACCCGGTTGAACCGGAACATCACGATAGGCACTTCGGCGGATACTTCGGGAATTGTGCAGACAGCTTTCCAAGTTGAGCCATACCCGATCTTCTGGGCAGTGCGGGCGGACGGTCAGTTGATTGGTCTGGTGTTCAACAAGCAGGATCAGGTGTTCGCATGGTTCCGGGTCAACATGACGAACTATGGCGGGACGGTAGAGTCTGTCGCCGTCATCAGCCGGCAGAACGAAGAGGATGAAGTCGCTGTGGTGGTCAACCGGACGGTGAATGGAGCCACAGTACGGTACGTAGAATTCTTCCAGCCGCAGGAATTGTTTGGCGACCTGTCCAACGCTTTCTTCGTGAACTGCGGGCAGCAATACTTCGGAGGCGACCCGGTAACGATTACCGGCATCACGCAAGCCAATCCCACCGTCGTCACCGCTCCCGCACACGGATTCTCCAATGGCGATCATGTGCAGATCACCGGGGTTCTGGGGATGACGGAAATCAATCAGGACAAGACGGAGGCGTACACGGTTGCCAACGCCACTAACGATACCTTCGAGTTGTCGGGGATGGATTCGACGGGATTTGGTGCCTACACCAGCGGCGGGACGGTGATGAAGGTCACAAACGAAGTGACTGGTATGAGCTACCTTATCGGCAACACCGTGGTCGCGGTGGGAGATGGAGCGAAGATTCTGGAAGCAACCGTGGTGACAGGCGATGCAATCACGTTTGACTACTACTGCAATCTCATCACCATCGGGATTCCGTACCAGGTGACGGTGCAGCCGACGAACCCGATCCTGACGCACTTGCAGTTGACGACGCGCGGGATGCAACAAAAACTTAGTAGAGTAACACTCAGTTTGTATGAAAGTATGGGCGGGGAATATGGTCAGGATTTAGACCATCTGTATCCGATTAGTTACGGGAGTGGAACTATGGCTCAACTTCCGAGCATGTCCACGTCAGAATTTACTAGAGACATGGATGCTAATTGGGACGACCAAAGCACATTTTATGTTGTTCAATCGGAGCCATTTCCATTCACATTGAGAGGTCTAATGATGCGTCTCTCATATAGCCCAGATTGAGGAGGAACTGTGAATCTTGAGATCGTGCCGTTAGAGAATGAGCACCTGACCTCATTGATTCAGCGTTCCGTATTCCCCATCGCCCTCACCCCTGATTTAACCAGAGCGTACTTCTCTCCCGGCAGTGTGGCGTATTGTCTCCTCGAGAACGGTGAACCCGTGTTGGCTGGGGGTATTGTGAATCTGGGATGGAACCGGGGCGAGGCGTGGATGATCCCGACTGCTTTCCTCCGCAATCATCTGCGGTTCTGTCTTGCTCTCATCAAGAAACTTCTCCCCGAGATGGCTTATAACTACGGGTTTATTCGCGTTCAGGCTTCGTGCATCAACGATCCGTCCAGCAAGTTCGCCAAAGGCAGGGGCTTCGAGTACGAGGGAACCCTGAAAAAGTTTGGGCCGAATGGCGAACGGTGCTATATGTACTCAAGGATATTTGAGAGATGAGTCCACAAACACAAGCCGGTGTCTTCGCTGGGTTTGGAATGCTGACCTCCGCTTTTCAGGGAGTCGGAGAATACCAGGCCGGGAAAGCGGAAGAGGCAGCCTACGATTACAACGCCGAGATCGTGCTGGCTAACATGCGGAACAAGATGGTGGCGAACCAGGAGCAGTATTCGTCACTGGTGGGCAAGCAGGCCTCGGCTTACGCTCGGGCGGGAGTGGATATTGCCTCTGGTTCGCCTTTGCTGATTATGGCGACTACGGCGGGGCGGGGCGGGAGAGAGGCCGCACAAATTGAGGAAGCAGGGACAGAGGAAGCGACGTTGCAGAAGTATTACGGAAAACTGGCAGCCTATCGGGGATTGTTCGGCGGGATTGGGACATTCCTCAAAGGTATGACCAGCAGCGCCACTGGTTATCTGAAGGCCACGGGTAAACCGTATCCCGGAAACATTCCAACGAGTCCATAATGCCGATCATCCCTGGAGTTCCGACACTCGACCCTGTAGCGAGACCAACCATGTCGCCGCAGCAGGCAGGAATCCCCGGTGCTACGGTTGCTGGGTTGGCGGGAGATGTGGGAGCAATCTCCGCTGCTGGTACGGAACTGGAAGGCCACATCCTCGCCGCGCAGAGACAACTTGCCGCCAAGCAGGGTGAGTTGGCTTTAGACAAGCACGCCGAGAAGACCTACGAAGACCTCCGCAAGACCACGACTCCGGAACAGGCGCAAGAGGTTCTG